ATCAGGAACCATTCTAGACATTATCTGTTGTAATTTCAAGTGAGTTAACTGAATCATATCAGCAAAACCAGTTATACGTTTTACTAAAGAATCAATTTGACCCTTGTACATTCTAGGCGCCGTTATAGAGTAATTCATTCTAACTTTAGTAAAATCACTTTTTGGTCGTAGCATGTTTTTTGCTAGCTCCCATTTAAGCAGCTTACCGGAACCTAACACCATAGCTCCTTCGTAAAGGCATTCTATTGCCCTTTGTAGTTTCTCGTATCCACCTTCTTTTCCCGCCGGTGGATCAAAAGTATCTTCTCTCTCTATAGCTTTGTCAGCACCAGATCCAGTTTCTTTAACTTTGTAAACCTCGTTCATGTAGCTTTTATAATCAAAGTATAATACTTGGACGGAGTTGTTATCAATGTCTTTTGATGTGTTGTTGGATTTATTTTGTACAGCCTCCTCTAAGTCTTCTTGGGTTAAATGTGGGAACTGCTTAGCTAGCTCGTTTATTGGAATAACCTTAACTTCTCCCACGTAGTACACGTCATCAAAATAAGGGGAATCCGTATAAGAATACACTAAGTCAGCTGGGTCAACATAATCAATAGTCACTCCCTCAGAAGTGTTAAATCCTGTTTTTACAGCACCTATTCCTAGAACTGTTAAATCTCTATAAAATCTCTTCTTAATTAATTCGTAGTTGTTGCCATCCATCAAAACGTTCAGAGCTTGTTCTTCAGCTAGCTCCACCGACTGCTTGTATGTCAGTTGCATGTGCAGGTCTAGCTCTTCTTGTGTTTCTGGTAAAACCTCAGGGTCGTTCTCGTAAAGATTAATACCAAAAGCTTCCTGCGCAAACTCATTCATATCTTTGGTAGCCATGTCACCGAGCATGGAGTTCATGTAATCAGTTCTTTTAGCTACTCCATAAGGATCTTGTGAGTAAGCTTTAATATCATAAGTTCTCTCTGCGATACCATTAACTACAATATCCACGAATTTAGGTATGATAGGTACTGGCGTCCAGTCTAAATTTAGGTAACTTAAGTCACCATTTATAGACAGCTCATCTTTGTACTTTTGAGTTCCTTGGTTTCCACTAGCGTACAATCTTAAGTTGTGGAAATTGTTTTGATTAGCCGTGTGCTTGTTTCCGCCACGGTCTCTATTGAACCATTCGCCTTCAATAGCTTTACCTACTTTTAACCCATAGTCGTAACTCAGCTTCTCAGCATCGCTCACAACTTGACTAGGAAAATAATTATTTATAACAGACTCTGCCATATTCTACTTTATTATTTTAGATGCGTTTCCAGTATTAGTATACCTCGCAATATTCATATTTAACTTTTGTTTCTCTACTTTTGCATTAGGCCTATACAAGTTCCTGTTACAAGCCATAATAGCTAGTCCAGAACTAATAGAGGCATCATGCTTTGTTCTTTTGTTTATATCAAATCTACTCCAATCGTTCAGTGTTTCGTTGAAATATATGTTTCCGTAAACCCCATCGTCTAGATGGCCAACGTGACCCTGTATGTACATCTCAATAGCGGCTGCGTGAGCCTGCTTTATATCTTCGCTTGAATTTGGTATTCCACCTATTTCCTTTTCTGTTACAGATAACTTGTTCCAAAGTTTGTCAGGTCTATTCATAGAGTAACCTCTATAGCCTCTTCTTCTTAAATGGTATAATAACCTAGGTTTGTTGTTCTCACAGAGTAGTGGCATTCCGTAAAACACCAGAGCCATCAACACATCTTCAAAAAATATCTCAGCAGTAGGAGGTCTAGCTACGTATTCTAGGAAAAAGTGATTCGGTGGAGCATCTTCCATTGAAAACTTTGTTAATCCATGAAGTGCTCCGTTGGATCCTTTTCCATCAACCGTCCCGCTAATATCGTAACTATCACAACCAAAAGCCCCCATGTGTTCATTAGCAGGATATCGTATACCATTTTTTTGTATTATTTTGTTTTGCATTTCCGCTGGAGGAAACCAACTTACTTTAAACCTTCCCTTTGGATCTGGGTAAAATATAACTTGTGTGTCTTTTATTCCATTAACCCATTGGAAGTTACCAGTGCTAACGTTTGCTGAGCTACCTATCCCTTCGTTATAATCTATCTGTTCGTATATTTTAACTAAGTTGAAAATACTATTCTTAGCTTCGTCTCTAAACGCGTGCTCTGTTGTTCTGGGAAATTGTCTGTAGAATTCGTTTAATCCATCACTATCAGATCTTAGTCCCTCTGCCTCGTTGTTCCAATGCTCTATTATCCCAATGTCTATTAATTCACCATCTGGTCCGAGTACATCATTATCTGGACTATCGAAGACTGGATACCCGTATTCATCAATAAATCCTTCGTAGTTCCACTCCATTGGGATAAAAAGAGAATATAAACCAGATTTTGTTTGTCCATTCTTATTTCTTGAAGTAACGTCTGATGCATTATATAGTTTTTTAAAATTACTCCCTCCCTTGTCTAAGGCATTTGAAGTTGATCCCATCATGCATTTCCCTACTATTCTACTACCTAGTCTTAAGCAGGTTTTTGTAACTCTCCAGTTGTTTAGTATATTATCCGGTCTTTCCCACTTCCCACTTTCATCATGAACTAGTAACGATAGTTTCTCTCCATCATAACTGTTGTCCCCAGTGTTTTTCCAATCTATCGTTGTGTCTAACCCTTTTATCTCTTCTAGTTTTTCATTCGCCGTAATCTTCTTTCTCGTAAACTTACTAGCGGGTACACGATAAGCAAGCTCGGATTTTGGACGATCCATACCATCTTGTACAGGTTTAAAAAAGAACGGATAGTTAATTGATATAGGTACAACTTTATCTGTAAACATTTTTTTCGCATCTGCACCTGATTTGGATAGTATACCATATCTACTATCACTTGATATAGTTGCTAAGTTAACTGTTTCTGCGCTTGACATGAAAGAAAAACCAGACCTACGGTTCTTAAGGTAACATATTCCATAACATCTTTTATCTGCCTTACAAGCTTCCCAGTATATATAAAACAATCTATTTGCCTCTCTATAATCTGGAGCTCCAACGTCTATTTTACTCCACTGTAAGTACATGTAATGAGTACCTGTTATCCAAGTAGATTTTCCATTATTAGTAAACCAAAAGCCCTCTTCTCTTCTTTTAAACTCCTCGTCTATATAATCGAACCACTGTTCTTTTCGATCCTCAGGGTAAGCTCTCCAGTCAAATATATTCTTGATTCTCTCTAGCTCCTCAGGATACTCCTGTTTGACCCATTTGCTTTTAGGATGCTTATACACATCTTTCGGTACTTTAGGTAATCCTATGACAAGATTCTGTATCTCTATGATCTCACCTATAACCCCGTTGTGTGATAACACAATTAAGTCGTGTTCTTTGTTGTAACCATACTTCCACTTTTTGCCTCGGTTCATACGAGTGATAGTGGTTTTCTTTATAGGTTCAACTGTACTAACTAAACTTTGACTGTACATTACTTAGATCTACCTTCTGCGAATCCTTTGAATACCTTTTCTTTTTTATCCTCAGGTGACTTACCTTCTAGTAGGTTCTCTTCTTCTTGAATTCTATTAAGTATTTCAAATGCATCAAATATTGCTAGTTTTTTAGTGGCTGCGGCATTCTTTAGTCTATCTGCTGATATATCTTCTTTAGAATCTACGATCGCTTCTTTAGCGACCTTAATCAGCTCCTCAACCGCTATGTGCCCAGCTAGGATTATATTCTTCTTCGTTTCCTTGATATTCATATTTAATTGTAATAAATTGGGTCATGACTCTATATAAGCGCTTTCCGTCTATAATAAATTCGTAAGTTGAAACTGGGTTAAATCCGACCAGATCTCCCTTTTCATACGTGCCATCCGTATGTTTAACTATACCTATACAGGCTTCTTCTTCCTCTACTCCAAAACGAGTTCTGTCTTTAATAGGCTGTACGAAGCAATACCCTTTAGGCGCTTTCCATTTACCGTTTCTTTTGTATAAGAAAATCTGATCTTCTTTTACTAGATAGGTATTCTCATCAAAGAAACTTCTACTATTCCTCTCTTTCCCTCTAACGTCATGCCATCTCCTAAAAACGTTGTGATGAGTTATAATAGTGTCTCCTGGTTTTATTTCTGATTTAAAAGCTGTAGGAACAGACTTAACAATAGCCTCTCTATTAACGAACTGGTGGTTAAAAACCTCAGCGTTAAGTATAAGCTCTTTATCCCCGACTTTCACGGTATTGTTGTATCTGTTTCCTTTTGGCTCTATAACAAAGTCAAAAGGCGCTTTCATCAGTACTCTAGGTTATACTCTACAGAGACCGCCATATTCTTGTTAAAGTCCTTCCATGGTAACACATCATCCTTTTTCTTGATATAAATAGAGAACTTTTCTTGCTCCTCTATGATATCGCAAATAGTGTGCCCACCATATACTTCTTGACCAACAGCATAATGCATAGCGTCGTTCTTGTAATCTTTACCTATAGTGATCTTCCTAATTAGCTTGTTCATTTTGCTCGTGGTTTATAGTTCCATCTTGAATGTTAATATCAGCAGTACCATAAGTCTTCTCAAACTCAACTTGTATTTCGTTCAACTTTTCTTGTAACATAGAAACATGGTGTAATATGCTGTGTTTTTTACTTTCTATAGACCCAACCTCTAACTGCGCTCTGTTTATGTCGTTGATTATTGATTGCACTGTAGATAATTCTTCGTTTGTAATCTTAGAAGGTTTCTCCGCTTTCAGTTGTTTGATTTTTGCTGTCGTGTTCTTTGCCATTTTATTTAATTTAATTGTTATTTCTTGATTTTCTTTTCTAGTGTTCGTCCGCCAAAATAAGCTCCGATCACTGTTATTAATACTAATTGTAATAGATCTGTCCATTTAGCCTCTACATCAAACGATAAAGCACCCGCATCGATAAATATCATCAACACTGTACTTACCACTAAGAATATAAGGACCATAGGTCTCACGTTCTTAGACATCCATGAATCAGAAGCCATATCAGATTTCCATCTATCTGTTATTGTTTTCTCCATCTCTACCTCGTAGTTAGAGACTAGTTCTTTTATTTTTCTTTCAGCCTCAAGCTTTTCCTCTTTAGACGTGGTTAGGTTGTCTAAAACCCCACCTACACTGGTAACTAAGTCGCTAGCTCCTGCTGAAAATATTTTTGCCAATACACTCATAGTTTTTATTTAGGTGGTATTATTTCATCTGAATCATTTTCAAATGTTGGTTTACCTAAGTACAACACATCAACCCCGACACCGGACTTCTCAGACTTGGAGCTATACGAATAGTCCCTAGCTTGGTTTCCATGTTCGTCTGTGTACACTTTACCTAGGGTTTTTTCGTCTACTGTTATTTGATTTCCATTACCATTGTATAGTTTTACGTCTTTTAAAAAAGCGCTGCTTTTCATTTTGAAACTTGATTCTTGTATCTTTTTGTTACTAGTGCTGTATGGCATAATTTTATTTTTAATGATTTCCGTTATTCGCGTCGTTTTCCCATGGAAACTTAACCTCACCAGCTTCAGACCATTTTCCGTCAATCATGATCATGTCTTTTCCGTTAATTGTTTCTCTAGCGAATGTGTCGCCGTTGTATTTTATGTGGTTGTCTCCGTACTCTAGCTTCCCAGTCCTCATATCGGTAGCATGTCGCATTTCGTGATTTATCACTTCTCTCTCTTCTTTACTACCTGGCTCTAGTGTATTGCTAATATATATAGTTCCATCCATGTTAGCTTCGCCAAGTATACCTTCTGCTAAATCCTTTCTAATAACAGGTGTTCCTGGGACAGACATATCTCCGCCAGCCTCTTGGCTAAAACGCATTTTAGTTCTAATCTCCCCGCTAACAGCGTGGTTACCTCTATTCGTTCCTAGTTTAAATGCCATTAAAAGAACCTGCTAAGGAGACCTTTACTCTTCTTCACCACTCCGCCTGGGTCAAGGAGATTCTTTGCTCTTCCACCTCCACCACCAAATATTCCAGCTGGATCAAGCAAGCCCCTTCCTGCTTTTTTAATTGCATTAAAAGCTCCTCCTAAGAATTTATTTGGAGATGGTTTATTACCTGATCTAAGTTGAAACCCTTTTGTTTCGTTTAATTTTTCCATATTATCTGTCTTTGTCTTTTATCATATCGTCTATGGATTTATTAAAAACCTTGTCTGTATATGATTTATTGTTATAAAATACACTTCTCTCCGATGTTGGTAGGTCTTCTTCGCCTAGAAGCACTCTGTATATCCTAGATATTAATTGAGAGCATTTGAATGACGTTTTAAATACCGAATACTTTATTGTTGTTCTATTCCTATGTCTCCAGGTTTCTATCCAGCCTGCTTTTTTAAGTTTCACCCAACGGTTGTTATCCCAACTCATAGTGTATGTACCATCCTTAAAACCTTGTCTTGTGAATCTACCCTTGCAGTCTAAGTAGATTAGCAACTCTAGATCTGAATCTGTTAATCCATAAGTCTTACAAGCCCACTTTCTAGTAAGTCTGTAGTACTTAAGTAGATTCATCTCACGCAAATCCTGTGCCGTTAACCTCAATCTATTAGCACTACATCTGATTGCTTTATAATATGGTAAAAATTATCTTTATGTTGAATACCATGTCCAGCGTGTTTGTCGTAATGCACTACGTCATTTTCTTTGATTCCTTCTACCATATTACCAGCAGAGATAACTTTAGCTTTTAAATACCTATTATCTTCATCAGTCTGTTCCGTAAGGATTAGTCCACCTACTACTGTAGGTTCGTCCTTTATTCTCTCTATAACGAGGTAATGATTAACTGCCTTCATTAGTCCTCATATTAGATATCACACAATTTGCGGAGATTATAGTGGAAACGACAGAGATTGCGTTCTTTAACGCTGATTTAGTTACTAAAAGAGGATCGATAACCCCATAGCTAACCATATCCACGACGTCACCACTAATAACGTCAATACCCATTCCTTTAATTTCTGGTAATTCATAATCTTCTATTCCTGCGTTATATAGTATTGTCT